AAAGCAATATTAATTCCAATAACAGAAATACTAAAATGGAAATAACAGAAAGATTAAAAGAAATAATACTACAAGAAACAGGCGAAGATATAAACATAAAAACAAGAAAAAAAAATACAGTTGAAATAAGAAGTTTATATTGCACAATACTAAAACAATTAAAGCCACATAAAACATTACAATCAATAGGAGAAACATTAGACTTAGACCACGCTACAATTATACACGCATTAAGAATGTATGAAGTATACAGTAAAGATAATAAAGACTTAAAAGCAATTAAAGATACTATTTTAAGTCACTTTATAAAGGTAGACAAACAAATAGAAGAACTAACAGAAACAGAAGCATTACAGCAACAAATAAACACATTAAGATTCAATAACAACGAACTAAAAAACGAACTAAAGAAACAACAACAAACAAAAAAATATAACTATGAAATAATAGAAAATTTAAATAACCTTTTAGAAGATACAATCGGAACAATGCAGTATGAAATAATAAACGATAGACTACAAGCATTTTATAGAATGAATAAAAACATAAAACTATGAGAAAAGAAACAGAAACATTTATAACTGCAGTAATAGTAGCATTTATAATAATAGTAACAATAATGAGTTTAATAACATCAATAATAATATTATGACACCAAAAGAAAAAGCAGAAGAGTTATATGATAAATATGTAGGAACTGAAGGTAGATTACATATACAATTAAAATTAACTGGATTTACAGAAGTAAAAAGAAAGGCTAAAAAACATTCTTTAATAGCAGTTAATGAAGTTTTGTATGTATTAAATGAAATTGACAGCTCTGAACAATGGAATGCAAGTTATTTTTATAATCAAGTTAAACAAGAAATAGAAAAATTATGACACACAAAGAAAGAGCAGAAAACTATATGAAACTTAAAGATGGTTACATATCAGCAAAAGAAAGAGCACAAATACTATATGACAAATATCCAATAGAATACAATAGAGCATTAGTATCGGGTGATATGCAACAATCAGAACACTGGAAAGAAGTAGCAAAAGAATTAAGTAAACTATATAAAAACAAATAAGATGCCAGACATAACAATGTGTAGTGGTAACAACTGCGAACTAAGTTCAACCTGTTACAGATATAAAGCAGAACCAAGTAAATATAGACAATCGTATTTCTGTAAACCACCTAACAATGGATTAGAATGTGATTACTATTGGGAAATTAAAACTAAATGTTATTGCGGTCATACAAATTATTGTGATTGTATTCCTAAAACAGATGAAGAATGAAACCAATTCATAAATTTAATAATGGCAGAGGTGCTATGCTCTGCAATATATGTAGAACTATTATATCTACAGGTCCTGCAACTAAAGAATTATTATGTAAACAATGTAAAATAAAACAAAATGAAAGCAATATTAGAATTTAATCTACCTGAAGATAATACAGAATACCTTGCTACAGTTAAAGCAATGGATATGGTGAACTTTATATTTGAATTAATTTATAATAGTAAAAAGCAATGCATACATAATGCAGAACAAAACAATAAAAACTTTGATGAATTAGATTTTTACGATGGAGTTGATTTAGTATATGATAAGATATATGAACTATTAGAATATCATAACATATCTATTGATGAACTAACTTAAACAACAATAGATTTTATTTATTATAATTTTAATAATAATATTTTTTAATTATGGAAGATAAAAGAAAATTTAATGGTGGGCATAAAACTGCAGGTCGTAAATCTAAATCAGAAGAAGTTAAATTGATTGAGAAACTTTCTGCATTAGAACCATTAGCATTTGAAGCATTAGAAAAAGGATTAGAGAAAGGCGACTTTAAATTTACTCAATTGTTTTATAACTATTATGCAGGTAAACCAAGAGAAACAAAAGATATAACCGTAACGAATGAACAACCTATATTTAATATAGATGATTTAGACTTAGTTTAAGACACTATTATATGGAATTTATAGTAACTACTGCAATTAAAAAGTTATTGCGTTTAAAGCAACGTATTAAAGTTATTAGAGGTGGAACATCAGCAGGTAAAACTTTTGGTATTCTACCTTTGTTAATTGACAAAGCAATAAAAGAACCTATGCTTGAAATAAGTGTAGTATCAGAATCAATACCGCACTTGCGTAGAGGTGCATTAAAAGACTTCTTAAAGATTATAATGGCATTAGGTAGATATACAGATGCAAACTTTAATAAGAGTACTTTAAAATATACATTTGCAAATGGAAGTTATATTGAATTCTTTAGTGTTGACCAACCTGACAAATTACGTGGTGCAAGAAGAAACATATTATACGTTAATGAGTGTAATAATATAGACTTTGATAGTTATTATCAAATGGCTATTAGAACATCAGGTGATATATGGCTAGATTATAATCCAGCATCTTCATTTTGGGTAGACAAAGAAATATTAACACAAGACAATGTAGACTTTATTACTTTAACGTATTTAGATAACGAAGCATTAAGTGATACTATAATAAAAGAAATAGAATCAGCAAAAACTAAAGCATTAACATCTACATATTGGGCAAATTGGTGGCAAGTATATGGACTTGGACAAACAGGTTCTTTAGAAGGAGTATGTATAACTGATTGGAATGAAATAGATATGCCAACAGATGCAAGAATATTGTGTTATGGAATGGATTTTGGTTACTCAAACGACCCAACATCTTTAGTAGCTATGTATAAATATAACGATGCTTACATATTTGATGAATTGATTTATAAGAAAGGTTTATTAAACAACGATATATCTAATCTATTAAAAGCAAATGAAGTAAACGATATTGTTTACGCTGATAGTGCTGAACCAAAATCAATAGCAGAACTAAATACATACGGTCATAACATATTACCAGTATCAAAAGGTAAAGATTCAATCTTATATGGTTTGAATTTAATCAATCAAAACAAAGTTTACGTTACATCAAGAAGTAAGAACTTAATTAATGAACTAAGAAACTACATTTGGATGGTAGATAAAACAGGAGTTAAAATGAATAAGCCTATTGATTCTTACAATCACGCAATAGATGCAATGCGTTATGCTATTATGAGTCAATTAGAAAACCCAAATAAAGGAAACTATTTTATATATTAATGACAAGTAAACGACGCAAAATACACGACAAATGAGCTACGGACAAATGATTGCCACAATACAATGTTACTTACATCACGTTAAGAATGTAGAGGTAATGATTAACCTACCAAGAAATATAGGTGAAATTAGAAAGATGCAGCAAATGTATTTAATAGCTTCTGCTTATTTGAATAGTTAAATATTTGTTAAATGTATTTTATTTAAAACATAAGTATTATATTTGCTTATAATTAAAAACAAAAGCTATGAATGAATATCCATTAGAAGAATTAGAAAACGAATGTGCATATTGCGGAGAAGAATGTGAAAAGACTTATTGCAATAAAGAATGTAAAAAAGCATACGAATCGGAAAATTAAATTGGTTAAATTTATAATCGAAATTAGGTAGTCAGAAATGGCTACCTTTTTTTGTTTAATACAATTACAACTTTATTTTATTAATATAAAAAAACAATAATATGAAGTTAGAAATTAGCATACCTACAGAATTAAAAGAAATTAAGTTATCACAATATCAGGCTTTCTTAAAGATAGCTAAAGATAATGAAGATGAAGAATTTCTACATCAGAAGATGGTTCAAACATTTTGTGGAATAGATTTAAAAGAAGTTGCTGAAATAAGATATAAAGATGTAGTTGAAATTACAAACTCTTTAGGTAAAATGTTTGATGTTAAAAATCACAAGTTTATAAATAAATTTAAACTTGGTGGAGTTGAATTTGGTTTCATTCCCAATTTAGATGATATGACCTTTGGGGAATATACAGACTTAGACACGTATATAACTGACTGGGAGCAGATGCATAAAGCAATGGCAGTATTATATAGACCAATTAAAAAGAATGGCTTAAATGGCACGTATGACATTGAAAAGTATAATGGTTCAATAACATATTCAGATGTAATGAAACACGCACCTTTAGATGTTGTATTTGGTGCTAATGTTTTTTTTTACACTTTAGGCAACGAACTATTGAAAAGTACGATGACTTATTTGGAGAACAACAAG